TGCGCTTACGACCAATTCCATTGTCGTATTGAATGGTGTATTGCAATCCTCCATTTTGTCGAACAGTTCGACCGCCTTCTGCAGGAACTCCTCGCTATCAATCAGCTTCTCGTACTCTTCTTCACCCAGGTTATCGCTCTCGTATAATCCCTGCAGGTAATTCTTCACATCCTCAGTTCTATCGCTCTCGCTCATCGCCCTGCTGATTTCCCCCATAAGTGACTCATTGATTACCGCCGGTTCTTCTGTAATGTAGAATCTTGCATTGCCGCTGATGCTACCGCTTATCTCATACTTGGTGTCTGTGTGTTCTTCCATTAGGATATCTCCCTCAATACTTACATACTCCTTCGCTTTGGTGTCGGCTATCTGATTCAATATGTCGATCAGCTGTTTCTCATCACTGGAAATTGCTACCACAGTTACTCCAATATCATCCGTGCATTCCCAGCATCCAGCCAATACAAATAATCTAATTATCTTTTTCACGCTTTGCCTCCTTCCAGTCGCCTGCTATCTCAACGACCGTTCTTTTCAAAATCTTAAACTTATCCGGATCAATCCAGCTTGGAATTTCTCCATTTTTTACTCTTTCTTGGTACCGGTTCAAACACAACTGCTTTACTGGTACTGGCCTGCCGATCTGAACAAACATGCCTCTCTGCTTGTCCCAGGCAAATGCTCCGTACTCTACATTCTCAACTGCAGCTTTCATAACCTCTATTGCCGCATCCAACGCTTCCAGTTCCATGGGACCAGGCGGCGTCTCTTCGATGTTCCGAATATTATGCAGGTACGTTTCCAGTACCGCCGCATTTTCTCTATATGTCATATCTCACCTACCATTCAATCGGATAGCCGGTCAGATTTTCGCACTGCTCCAGCTCTTCTGCGAACATTGATTCGTATAACTCCTGCAATTCAGACTTGCCTCTAAAATTGGTGTCCTGCAGATTTATCCAAAAACTGAAATCTTGTTCCGGGTTCAGCCTTTCCAGGTTTCCTCTTAACTCAAAGTCTGCCTCAGTCAGCGGCTCTGCTGGCAAGCTGGCTATCTTTTCCTCTCTCGCCTTGGTAAGAATATATCTGCCTTCTTCAAATACCTGCCGGATGATGTTGTTCATCGTCAGTTCCATGCTTTCTTCTCGCATTCTACCTATCACTGCATACATATCGCATTCCGCATCATCTAACAGTCTCAAATCATCTATTCCACAGCCGAACACTGCTCTTGCTAATTCTGTATTCATTCTGCATCCTCCTATCAAAAAATTTCTTTCAGCTCATAGCTCTTAACTACTTTCCCTATCTGTCCTTTGATTCTCAGCTCCTCCATCTTTCTTTCAGCAAGTTTCTCCGTGTCGAACATCATTGCTTCATTTATTTTTACCGTGTATCCGTAGTCCATCTTGAAACTGTACCTCCGGCCAACATATTTCTTTCTCCCATCTCTCATTGTGATAATGACAAACTTCTCTATGCTTGCCTGTGTTCTCATGTACTCCATTAGTTTCTCCTTCCTACAGATACGAACATCCATATCTCTTCCGGAAGGTTTCTCTGCCTCCCTTATGGATAATCTGTTTTACTTCGCCTTCCTCCCTGCCTTCATCAATAATCCTTGCAAATTCATCTGCCTTCTGCAGGGCGTATTCTTTTTCCCAGGCCAGCTGTCCGATAATCTTTGACATTCTCTCTGCCATCGGGTTTCCGTGTATTCTCATTAGGATTTCTCCCATATTGTGACAGTTATTACATACCGGCACTTTCAATCCATCCTTTTCGCTCAGTTCTCTGCCAGCAGTGCCGAACACCAAATGATGCTCGGCTTCCGACGGTCTGCCGCAGAATATGCAAATGTCATTGTATTCGGTCACTATGCCTTGCATCTAATTGCTCTCCTTTCTTTTCTCCCAACAATCCGGGCAATGTACTTGGTCTGCGTTGTTTATCATTTCCAAATATTCATCGCTTCCAAATCTATCGGTAAAGCATTTGGTGCAGAATATCTTTCCGCACTTCTCGCAACTCCATAATTCCCCATGAACATCATCTTTGACTTCCCATTTGCTTTCAAAGCCACAGATGTCGCAGGAATAGGTATCTTTATCATTGTTGTATGCCATATTTCCGCCTCCTCTCTCTGATATAGGCTTATGCAGCGTTTTTATCGCATCTATGGTATATTTGTAGGGTTCTATTCCTGTTGGCTTTCTCCTGCCTTAGCCATACACGATTTCTCCCATGACTGCATACTGGATAATCATATCTGCCACCGTAGCATCCACCATGCAGCAATCCAATCCGTATTCCCCGGTGCTGCATCCAACCGAGTTTACTCCTGCATACATGATGTCGTACGGTCTTTTCGTATCCTCGCAATACTTCTTGATACCATCTAATAACTTATCTCTTGTGAGTTCGTAGGTCTTATCCCCCTCGGAGTCATACAATTTCAGCATTCCGCCCCTGCCTATCTGCTCAGATGCGTATTCCCCGAGATAATCTCCAACTACCTCAGCCTTTCTGCACCAGTAATTGATGCCACCCTCCAATGCTCCGCACATAATGTCGTCAATATCTTCCTGGGTAAGTACGATTTCCAATGTTACACTTACCGTTACCTGTTTTTCTTTCTCTTTGCCACCCATGACTCGCTCTCCTTCTTTTTCATCGCTTTTTCTATTTCTTCGAGTTTTTCATCACTGAGAAACTTAAAATTCACGCCTGCGTCTGTAAACGCTGTCAAAATGCTTTCCTGCACCGCCTTGACTGTCGCCCAGTCCGGTTCGTCGTCCTGTGTTCTGATGCCGAACTGAACCATATAGTCCTCGATCACGTGCCACAGCTCGTATTCCAGCTCGTCCATACATCCAAGTGCCGATACATCCACGACCGCCGGTGCTGTTATTTTCTTTCCGTCTGCCAGTTCCAGGTCTACTGTGTCAATATCTTCTCCGAACTCACCGCCTTTCTTGTGGTGTGCCAGGATGTCGCCTGTAAAGTCGTAGCCTCTGTCGATCATAGCCTCGCTGTTATCTTCGTACAATCTGAAACATCCGGCCAGTTCGTCATTCTCGTGCCTCTGCAGGACTTCTTCCCAAGTCAGCTTTCGCATTCCCAACCAGGTGTAACCCATTATTCATCGCCTCCTTCGTAATTTGCTCCACAGTACGGACACTTCGTTACTCCATAGCAATTAAACATTTTCCCGCATTCCTTGCAGGTGTCCAGCTCCCCATTTCTCTGCCAATCTTCCAACAGGCTATTTACGTGCTGCCAGTCCAGTGCCTCGAAAACTTCCTCTGCCAAATCGTCCTGCTGATTGCACTCCTGCAGGATGCTGTTTCTCGTGTACACCGTATCGGATAATTCCGGAATGTAGCACGGATCATCCGGTCTGTGGTAAAACGCATCTTCGTCTTTGAAGATATGTCCCTGTCCGTAGAACTCACGGACGATCTTCTCGCCTTCTCCGTTTTCATCCGGTGGAGTGTAGCTTCCTACTTTCAAAGCTGACATATTACCCCTTCCTTTCCCAGGATCACATACCCAAGTTTTTCATTTCCGTATGCCATATCCAGTGCCGCCGGTATCGCTTCCATTGTGTTCTTGAATTTTTCCCTGAACAATTCTGTCAACATTACCTGTCCGCCGTCGCAGTTTGTCATTTCCGCATCAAGCTCGTACTGGTCGTAATAGATGTAATCTACATATCCCTGCACTTCGTCCTCTTCCAGCAGGTTTGTTCCGTTTCCTTCTGATACTCTTAAAATCTGTCTTGCTGACGGAACATATACAAACACATCTCCGTAGAACCGGTCTCTCTGTTCATCTATGCACTCTGATATTCCGTGAGTGCTTCCACATTTATCGCAACCGCCGCATCCTTTGCAGGCGTCCGGCATTTCTTTAACTTTGTTCATTTCTTCCTCTCCCTTCTCAGATATAATAGCAACTGAAATTCCAGTGATGCCCGAACTCGTAATACAAACCGTATCTCTCAAAAATCTTGTCAAACTCTCTTCTCACCGAAGGAAGGATGCCGTAATACAACATCTCGCATACCGGACCTTCAAAGCTCATGCTGAGAATGTGGTCCGGATTCACGTACTCGAAATACGTTCTTGGGTTCTGGTTCTCTTCCTCGATCAGATGCTCTCTGTCGTTGTAGTAATACTTTCCGGTTACCGGATCATGCTGTGTGAACCGCTTTCCGTTGAAATAGATGTCTACATCCTGCCATAACCCATGCTCCAGCAGAAACTCTCTGATTTCCTTTGCCAGGTTCTCAATCTGCTCTGCCGTCAGCTTTGCCGTTGAACTCATGCAACCTCCTCCTTTCTTACTCTCTTCTTAACAAGTCTTGCTGGGTACTGAGGTTGATTCTCTCTGTACTCTTTCAGTCTCGCCCTTGCCTCTTCTCTTGTGAACTCTGTCAATGTGTACTCCCAGCCGTACCCGTAATTCAGCTGCAACTCCCAGGTGTCGATTGTCTTTCTCTCGTATGCCATGTTATGCAACCTCCTCTTTCTTCTTTCTACCACGTCTTTTCGGCTTTGCAGCCGGTTCTTCCTCTGCAGGTGCTTCAACCGCCTGCTCCTCTGCCTTCACTTCTTCCTGAGGCTTTTCCTCTACGACTGGATCTGCAGGAAGCATAACGTCCAGCTTGTATCTCTTCGTGATGCTCTGAATCATCGTTGTCACCTCTGCGTTGACCTCCCGGATTTCTTCCTCTGTCAGTCCGTCTGTCAGATTCTCAACTTCCGTCCAGTACCCTGCATTATCCAGGAAATGGTTTAATACCTTCTTGGCTCTATCGTGTTTCACGTCCCACTTCATATCGTTTACCTCTCTTCCTTTTCTCCGGCGATCAGTGCCAGTACCACTACTCCATTTATCAAAATTGCTACCAAATTCTTCGCTCTCATACCGTCGTATATGCCAACCATAAAGTTGATGAACAACACCGCCTGTAGGAACTGTCTTAATTTCTTCATTGCCAAATCAGCCTCCTTTATGATAGACTTAACAGTTGAGAGGCAGCACACCGCCTCTCAACTGTTAAGGGAACTACTTGTTAGTCAATCAAACCTACCCATTTCAGAATTGCCGTAACTACTGAAATTATCAGTATCACTATGGTTGAGATAATGCCTGCCAGCTTTTCTCGTATCTGTAATTTGAGGTTTTGGACTTCGAGAAGTTCCTTTTCTTTTCTGAGTTCTTCGAGTTCCTTGTCTCGTTTCTTCTTACCCAAATGGCTTTTCTCCTTTCTGTAGATTTAATCAAATTGTTTTGTTTGATTATGGTTATATTATAACTCGCAGTTGCGTATTTGTCAATAGATATACTTCTATTTTCCGAGTTTTTATCAAATAATTTTCGCACTTGCGACAACTTCTACGACTTCCGGATTATCAACACCAACTGGTGCATTGCTCCGTATTTTCATTTGCGAGGACCGCAAACCCGCATGGTTGCTTGGTGCATTGTAAGATTTCTTACATGATTTCTTCTAAGGTTTCTACAAGGATTCTTTACTAGATATTAGAGATTAGATAATAGATATTAGAGATAGAATAATATATGCTCATTTGCGTACTCTCAAAAGCGCATTTTATCCACAAATGCGTGTGGATAATGTGGATAATTACACCTCTGAAAACATATAGGTCTGTGACTTCGTACACGGTTCAATACTGGCTTTTAGTCTTTAGGCATAGGATAGGTGCTAAAATCGCCTATCGCTTTTCGGGAACTTTTCGTCAAAATACCCAGTCTTATTTTGGTTATTTTGTATATTGATTTTACCTGCAGTCTTGTTCCGCTTTTCTGCAATAAAAAAAGAGCCTACAACCCCTGCGGATCATAGGCTCCCTTACTTACTCTACTGAGTTGATGAAATCCTGGCAGTCCAGTTCCCGGTATGCCTTTTCAAAGATTTCCTTCGGACTCCATGATACATAACCATCCGGATATTTCACAGCGTACCCAGGTACTCCATTCTTCTCCTTCGGCTCAGCTTTTACAATTTTTACGCCGATGTAGTTTTTCATATTGCCACTGTTTTCTCCTAAATTATTCAATCGTAATCTGCACCCGGTCAATCGGACGTCCAATCATTCCGGCATAACCGTCCTGTCCGTTTGACGTTTCATCGTCACACTGCCAGCTGTAATAGTTTCCGCCTGCCGGAGCAACTCTGTACTTGGCTTTCTTGTAGCCGTCTGCTTCGACAATATCGCCCGGTGTGCTGTAATACACCCTAAGCGCATCAATTACACGACCATTTCCGGCATAACCATTTGCAGCATCATTCCAGTCACAGCCAGTTACATATGGCAGCCAGCCACCGCCCAGTACGTGAACCTGATACTTTAATTCACCACGGTCTACCCTCGCCGCAATACCTACAACCTTCCTGCCGCGGATACCGGCATAATCTTCTAAGTTTGTTACTTCCGGCAGGATTGTTCCATCTTCCAACTGAACGGCATATGTAACATTTACATCTGTGCCGCTGTCATCGCCGCCCTGGTTATCTTCTGACGGCATATCGTCCGGTTCTCCGACATCTTCGCCCAGCTTTTCACGAACCATGTTGACAAAACGTTCCCAGCCCCTGTCTAAGGTCTTATGCGGACAATATTTACCGGTCCAATGCTGGTGTGTGTAAATATCATCAGTTGTCCAGCCGTATTCTTTGCACAGTGCCGCAATCAGTTCAGCGGCATTTTCCTCTGCCCTGTCAAACAGGCTTTCGTCTTCTGATGTTGAACGGCAGATTTCAATGGCAATGGTCTTTCTATTGCCTTTGCCGTTACCGTCCCCACAATGCCAAGCGTTACGGTTTAACGGAAGTCCCTGCACTGCGTGATTTTCATCAACCGCAAAATGGTAAGACACTTCATTATTGTTGCTTATCATATATGAAACCTCTGCATCAGCACTGGCACTGTTTGCCGTATTATGTACCGTAATACCTACAGGCTCCATTGCATATGGGCATTTAATGCCGTACTTATCCTCTGATACTAAATTCTTTGTAATTGTAATCATATTATTTGTCCTCGCTTTCTTTTTCTGCTAACTCTGCTAATTCAATTTCATCTTCATCCGGCAGTTCGTCCGTATACCGTCCAAGGAATGTTTTGACTGCTTTCCATAAGGCCTTGACCGGCAAACCGCAAAGCACCATGTTTTTCAGAATGCTGACTGTTTCATAGGCGATATACAGAACTCCAAAAAACTCGGTTAATCCGATTCTGTCGCCTAAATAGGCACGCGCCGCTTCCGGCAGAAATCCAATTAAGTTGAAGCTGACAATCTGGTCTACTAAAATCAGCGCAAGAATCGACACCACCATGCCAATCTTGCGGATTGCTCCATTAATGCCAAAACAGCTGTTGAACTGTCTGTCTTTTGCTGCCCGGATACAGCCGAAAACCGTATCCAGCACAACAGCAATAACTACAAGCTGCACTACCGGACTGTTACCGGCGTTTCTGTAAATATCAAAAATCATCATGTTTCATCTCTCCTTTTTGTTTGGTCCTGTTGCTCCTGCAACCGATTTTTGGGTAAAAAAATAAGACACTTTCGTGTCTTTCTAATAAATGCTATTTAACTTTTTACCGGCTTTCTAACTGCTGTCGTAGTACACGGCTACCACCCCCTTTAAGATGCTGTCCCATGTAGTGTTACATGAAAACTAATGCTCTTGGTTTCTGCTAATGGAGAAAAAACAAATCCCTGAATTTTGCTCGTTGTATAGTTTGTGATACTTACGCTTATTAATCCGCTTGTCGCGAATGGCGTAATGTTGATAGCATCAAAAAACTTAATATTATTGCTTTGCGGTATCGTAATTTCAAAGCTTGCCCAATACATATTGCCATACGGGCTTGTCATGGAATAATCTTTTGCTGCGGTATGAAATGCCTCGATTAAATAATCACTTGGCAAACGGTTAACTGACCAGCCATAAGATGAACTTCGACCGGAAAGACATGTGCCTTTTGTATCTGTGAATTTTGCATCTGACGGTACGTCTGCATTAACATTATGCCCATTTACTTTCGCAGCGTTTCCCGCAC